ACCAGGTGCCCGAGGCCCGCAAGTGGATAATCAGGGCCGACAACAGCAGGCCCGAGACGATCAGGCACATAAAAAAAAAGGATTCCGGATCATCCCTGCCGTCAAGAAGTGGAGCGCGACCAATGTCGAGGACAAGTCCGGAAAGATCGTCACGATGCCGTCCAGGTCAAGCATCGAGGATGGCGTTACCTATCTCCGGAGGTTCGAGGAGATCGTCATCCATGAACGCTGCAAGCACATGGCCGACGAGGCCAAGTTCTATTCCTATAAGGTCGACAAGCTCACAAAGGACGTGCTGCCGATCATTGTCGATGCCTGGAACCACTGCTTTGTGGGCGGAACAATGATTGAGACTTCGAAGGGAAGCGTGCCCATAGAAAAGATCAAAGCAGGCGATATGGTCCTAACAAGAAAAGGCTACAAACGAGTGATAAGGACCTTTGACAACGGCATACAGCCAGTGAAAGAGTACACATTTGGTAATAAGAAATCATTGACAGCTACCGATACACATAATATAATAACCCCATCAGGCAAGAAAGCCATCAAAGACATTACGGGCCTTGATGAACTCTACTTCTTGCTGAATGGAGGCCAAAAGTGGAAGATAGCCAGAGCAAGAAACACGAGAAGGTCATTTTTCAAGGCGTGCCTTATCGCCGTTATCCAAACAGCAAGAGAGCGGCTGATAGGAAATACTTCAGATGCTCTTATCGAGAGGACGGCAAAGGGAAAACAAGACTATTACATATTGCAGTGTGGGAATTCCATAACGGGCCTGTCCCCGGTGGATATCATGTCCACCACAAGGACCGCGACACGGGCAATAACGACATTGGCAACCTTGAACTTAAGCAAATATCACTGCATCTATCGGAGCATCCAAAGGAGTATATCGAATCTCATAGAGAAAAGTTCAATAAGCATCTTCAGGATATCAGACCTCTCGCGTCGGAATGGCATAGGAGCGACGAAGGCCGGGAATGGCACAAAAAACACGTTGAAAAAAGCCTTGGCAAGCCTATCTCTAAATCCTTTACGTGTTTACAGTGCGGCAAAGTGTTCATTCAGACCAGAGCTACCAGAAACCCCTCGTTCTGTTCAAACGCCTGCAAGTCTGCGTACAGGCGAGCTGCTGGCCTCGACAATGAGGTCCGTATCTGCCCTATCTGTGAGAAAGCATTCACCGTTAACAAGTACGCGGATACAGAATGTTGTTCCCGCTCCTGCGCTAATAAGAAACGAGCGCGTATATAATCTCTCCGTAGAAGACGAACACGAATATTTCGCCAACGGCATCCTAGTCTCAAATTGTTGGGATTCAATCCGCTACGCACTCGAACCGCTTATTAAGGGCGGCGTAGATTGGGAGTCACTCATTGAGTAAGGCACGCATCACGAAGAGAAGCCAGAAGGCGATCGTTCAGGCAACGAACGACGGGTTTGTAAATCTCACGGCCCGCCTCGGCCTCGGCGCAGACAACCAGATCAGCCAGGGCCACTATGCATTCGGCCCCTTCATATCCCGCAACCGCACGGAGCTCGAAGCGGCCTACCGCTCTTCGTGGATTGTCGGCCAGGTCGTCGACACCATCAGCGAGGACATGACCCGCTCGGGTATCGACATCGAGTCGAGCCTGACCCCGGATCAGATCAAGAAACTGTACCGCGGTCTGCTGACCTATCGCATCTGGCATGAGCTGTGTAACACCCTCAAGTGGTCCCGGCTCTACGGCGGCGCCCTCGCTGTTATTGTCATAGACGGCCAGGACTTCAAGACCCCGCTGCGCACGGAGACGATCCGCAAGGGTCAGTTCAGGGGCCTGCTCGTCCTCGACAGGTGGCTCGTGATGCCGTCTCTCGAAAATCTTGTCACGGAATACGGCGTCAACATGGGCATGCCGAAATATTACACGGTGATCGGCGACGCTGCGGCCCTGCCGGGCATCAAGATCCATCACAGCCGCTGCCTCCGCTTCGACGGCATCGAACTGCCCTACTACCAGAAGAAAGCCGAGAATCTCTGGGGCGAGTCGGTGATCGAACGCCTCCTAGACAGACTCATAGCATTCGACAGCGTAACGCATGGAGCGGCACAGCTCGTGTTCAAGGCGCACCTCAGGGGCATAGGCGTCAAGGGCCTCAGGGAAGCGCTCTCGATAGGCGGGAAGGCAGAAGAGGCGATCATCAAGATGTTCGACTACATTCGCCTTCTCCAGAGCAACGAGGGCCTGACGCTACTCGACGCGGACGACCAGTTCTGGACCCACCAGTACACGTTCACGGGTCTCGCCGACATGATCATCCAGATGGGGCAGCAACTCTCGGGGTCCACAGGTATTCCCCTTGTCAGACTGTTCGGCCAGTCGCCGGCCGGGCTCAATTCAACGGGTGAAAGCGATTTCCGCAACTATTACGATCACGTCAACAAACTCCAGGAGAACCAGCTGAGAAGTCCCGTGGAGAGGTTGCTGACCGTCCTGTCCCTGTCGGAGCTCGGCACTCCCTTGCCTGACGATTTCGATTTCACGTTCAACCCGCTGTGGCAAATGGATGACAAGGAGCGCGCCGACCTCGCAAAGACCGACAGCGACTCCGTATCCCAGCTGTATAACGACGGTATCATCACTCACAAGATGGCGCTCAAGGAACTGAAACAGGCATCACGGACCACCGGCCGCTTCACGAACATCACTGACACGGACATCGAGAGGGCCGACGACGAGTTCGAGAAAAAGGGCGAGTTCGAATTGGGCGGACCGGACATGCTCCCCGACCTGGAAGACAAAAAGAAGAAATCGCTCGATGCGAGTCCGGAACCGTACCGGGCATGGAAAAGGTGACGCATGCCTCGCTTTGAAAACCCATTTGCAGGCAACAGCCTGAACCGGAAGCTGAGCACGGAAGAGGTCCTGCGCGCATTGAGGATATCCATTGCCGCGGAATACGAGGCCGTGCAGCTCTATCAGCAGATAGCGGAATCCGTAACCGACGAGTCAGTGAAGAAAGTCATGCTTTCCGTTGCTCGTGAGGAGATGGTCCACGCCGGTGAGTTTCTCGAAGTGCTGCTTTCTCTTTCGCCTGATGAGGCTCAGGCATATGAAGAGGGATCAAAAGAGGTGAGGGATATGGTCAAGGAGGCTACCGGTGCGTAACGACGACTGGTCTCCCAGGACGAAGATCGAGAGAGATTACCGGATCAGCATTCGGAATATCATCCGGGACGTCCTCGGCAGGATCGACGACATGTCTGACCTCACGAACCCCTACGGAATCTTGACGGCCATGAGTGACGTATTCTCGACAGACCTCTACAGGGATTTCGCCCTGGCAGCCGCCAAGCGAATGGTCACCGCCCTCTATGTGGGCAGCAGACGGACGTGGAGGGAAGCCGCACGTGAAGCCATGAAGGGCCGAGAGATATACGAGATGCTGCAGTCAGAACTGAAAAGCCCGGTAGGAGACAGGGTGCGCGACCTCGTTGAACAGAACGCCCGCCTCATCACCAGCTTTCCCCAGGACATAGCTACGCGTGCGAACGCTTTTGTCCGGGAGGAGGCAGAGAAAGGCCGGAGGGCCTCCGCGATTGCCGATGACCTGATGCGGCAGTTCCCGGACATGGCCGAATCCCGGATACAACTCATAGCGCGGACGGAAACGAGCAAGGCGTCCACCGCTCTGACGAGGGCCCGCAGCGAAGAACTGGGCACAGTTGCCTATGTGTGGCGATCCTCGAAGGATGCGCGCGTCAGGCGTTCCCACCGACGGATGGACGGTGTCATCGTGTTCTGGAGCGATCCTCCGTCTCCCGAGGAACTGGACCGCGAGAAGAGAAGCTACGGCCGGTATCACGCGGGGGACACGTTCAACTGCAGGTGTTTCCCTGTCCCCGTGCTCAGGCTGGACCACGTGAAGTGGCCCGCCCGGGTGCACGTGGACGGAGAGATCAGGAGAATGACCAGAGACGAATTCGCTTCTCTTGCCGGAGGTGCCCATGCAGCGGCGGCTTGATTGGATCGTGCCCGTGGCGTTTCTCCTGCTCCCCTTCGCCATCTGTTCGCGCGGCCTCATACACACGAGCCACTACACGGCTTTCTTTGCCCTGGGCCTTGTCTGGATAGGGTGCCTGTGCGACAACGTCATCCTCAGGGCCTTCTTCTGGTATTGCTTCGCGTGGCTGGCGTTCATCGTCACTTTCAGCGCCGTTTACCCCGGGCCCATGTCGGCGATCATTCCCCTGTCTCTCCAGTCGGCCATGATGCTGACGGCCGGCGGCGCTCTCTACGTCGTCGTGACAAAGACGAGCCTTTCGGACAATGTCTGGTTCAACGTCCTATGTATCGGAGCACTGATACAGGCGGCCATTGGCGTCCTTCAGGTCTTCGTCTTCGACCCCGTCGTGTGGCTGATCTCGCTTGTCATTCCCGCTGGTGGACAGGGTTATCAGCCCTCGGGCTTCCTCGGCAACAACAACTTTTTCGCGGCATGGATGGCATTCTCATTGCCCTTTTTCCTCAGGCGCAAATGGATCTTCCTCACCCCGGTCATCATCTTCGCCCTCGTCCTGGCCAACACGCGCATGGCGTGGATAGCCGCAAGCGCAGGAATGATCTACTATCTCTGGCCGCTTCTTCACAGCAGGAAGGCTAAAGCGGTTCTCGTCGCGGTCATCACCGGCGCCGCAGCGGCCTATCTCGTCGGCACGGGCCGGGCGTTTTCTCACTTCGAACGTCTGGATTACTGGCTGGATGCCATCAAGGTAACGATCGGCAACGGCTGGTTCACGATCATCTTCGGCAACGGTTTCGGCTCTGTCTGGCAGGTCGGCAACAGCCTGCACTCGGAGCCCGTGGAAATGTTCTTCACCCTGGGAGCAATCGGAGCCCTGATGCTTGCCGCCTTCATCTTACTCACGCTTCTCACCTGTCCGAGCAGGCGTCTGGCGGCGGCGTTCGTCATCATTGCGGTCAATGTTATCGGCAATCACGCGGCGCACCTGGCGCCATCTGCGTTCTTCATTATCATCATAATTGCCCTCATCGAGAGGGCGAAAAGACTTTGCCTTGAAGGAGGACAATTATCATGAAAAGGTTTTTGAGAAAGGGCTGTTCATTCCTTGCACAGATGCTCATAGTTTTCGTGCTCATTGCGATGATGGGCATGCCCGCCTTTGCGGTCGGTCCCAACAACACCACGTTCGAGATCAACAAGGGTGAGACACAGACCCTGTTCAGCGGGGCCATCTCTGCATCTGTCACCGCGGGCAACGCAACGGAGATCCCGATCAAGGGATACCGCGGAGGTCTCCTGCAGGTGCAGACGGTCTCGGGATCCGGGAGCTGGTCGATCGCCATTTACACGGCGGACTCCGCAGGGGGCACTTACTCCACCCCGTACGTCATGGCCTATGACCTGAGCACGTACACGGCAATCCCGTCGATCACCGCGTCCTGCAACAGCGGCACGTACCTGAGCTACTACATCCCGTTCATCGGCGCCAATATGCTGAAACTCGTACCCACCCTGACCGGCAGCGGGACCAGTACAACGTTCACATTTACACCGTTCAAGTAAGGAGGTCGAAACGATGCCCCTCAGGTACCACGTCGTCGAACAGATCAGCCCGCACCTTTCGGAGACTCCGGAGGGGTTCCTGGTGTGTTCCGATGTCGCCATCACGCGGACGGGCTCGCTCCTGTACAGGTCCGACGAGGTCCCGCTCGAAGCGGACGGCTCCGGTATCGTGCAGATCGACAGGATAGCGGAGGACGTGTTCAATCCCGACACCATAGCCTCGTTCGAAGGAAAGCCGGTCACGATCAATCATCCTGACGACATGGTGACTCCGGAGACCTGGAAGGAGCTCGCGGTCGGCACTGTCCAGAATGTCAGGCGCGGAGGCGACGGCAGCGAGGGCCTCATGCTTGCCGACCTGCTCGTCACCGACGCCACGGCCATTAATCTGGTCAAGGCGGGCCTCAGGGAAGTCTCCTGCGGCTATGACGCTGAGTATGAACAGACCGCCCCGGGAAAGGGACGCCAGACTAAAATCATCGGCAACCACGTGGCGCTGGTCACAAAGGGACGCGCCGGCAGCCGGTGCGCCATCATGGATTCCAACGAAAACAAGGAGGATCAGGGCATGAAAACATTGAAGGATATCGTCACCGCATTCAAGGCGCGGTTCAAGGATGCGGACGAAGAAGAGAAGAAAGAGGCGGAAGAGGAAGTCAAAGATTGCTTCGGCAAGGGAAAAGACGAGGAAAGCGAGCGTCTCGACAAGATCGAGAAGACCGTCGACTCGATCAAGACCGCGATGGACGCCATCTCAAAGAAGTTCAAGGACGCCGAGGAAGAGGATCCCGACAAGAAGAAGGGCGAGGGCGAAGACGAGGACGATCCGGATAAGAAGGAAGAGGGCAAGACCGGCGACTCCGCTTTCCGTGACTGTGCCTCCCGCGCAGAGATCCTCGTGCCCGGCTACAAGATGCCGACCTTCGACGGGAAAGCATCCTCCAAGACCATCGATGGCGTCAAGCGGTCGGTTCTCGCCGACATGTGCAAGACCGAGGACGGCAAGAAGATCGTCGAGGCCTTCACCGGCCCCGTCAAGGACATGGCTACCATTGACCAGGCGACCATCGACGCGGCCTTCCTCGGAGCTTCGGTTCTCATATCGCAGAGGAATAACAGTCGCATAATCAAGGACAAGATCGCAACCGGAGATTTCGGCAAGCCGGTGACCCCGGCTACTATCAACAAACGGAACGCTGAAGTGTGGGCGAACCGGAAATAACCCAAGGAGGGACACGTTATGTCAAACGCAATACTTTATCGTATGTCCGCCGGTATCCCCGGTGCGCTCAGCAAGGGGGCGGGGCAGGCGACCGTTGAATCGGACATCTTTGCCGCCGCCAATTATCCCACGGCCTTCGGTGTGCCCGTGAAATATGCAACCGGCAAGATCAGCAAGATCGTCGGCGCCGAAGCCGCCACGGACATCATAGGTTTCCTCGTCCGTCCGTACCCGACCCAGTACACATCCAATGAAGCTCTGGGCGCGGCCACTCCGGACATTACCCAGATCGCCAACGTCCTGAAGCGCGGTTACATGACCGTGAACATGAACTTCGGCACGGCCGTCAAGGGAGGCCAGGTTTATGTCTGCGTAGCCATCGCCGGCGGCAATGCTATCGGTGAGATCGGTGACGCCAGCGACGCGGGTAACTGCGTTGCCGTGGCGAATTGCTTTTTCACCGGACCGGCGGACGACAACGGCATCGTTGAGATCGCCTACAACATCTAAGGAGGGACACGAGCATGTTAACTTTTGACAGATATACGATTGATTCAACGGGTGCCTTCCTCATAGGGGAACTGGAGCGCCTTGACCAGCAGCTTCACGAACCGCTGGTAGCCTACAGCTGGTCCCGCGATATCGACCTCCGGGAAGACGTTTCCATCGCGGACGAAACCAGCTCTTTCACGAACTCGGCCTTTGCAGCCGTGGGAGGTATCAATCCTTCCGGCAAGGCCTGGATAGGCAAGGACGCCAACGCGATCGCCGGGATGCAGCTCGACATCGGCAAGACCGCCAATCCCCTCTATCTCTGGGGTATGGAGATCAGCTACACGATCCCCGAGCTTTTGTCGGCCCAGCAGATCGGCAGACCGGTCGACGAGCAGAAATACAAAGGCCTGCAGCTGAAACACAACATGGACATCGACGAGATGGTCTATATCGGCGACACGGCCCTCGGCAAATACGGCCTCCTCAATTCGACGCTCGTCACCTCCGGTAACGTCGTGAATGGAGCCCTGGGTTCCCCTCTCTGGACGAAGAAGACACCCGACGAGATACTCGAGGATGTCAACTCCCTGATCGCCGCTACCTGGGCCGCCTCCGGTTTCGCGGTCTGCCCTGACACCCTGCTTCTTCCTCCGACACAGTTCGCCTACATCGTCTCGCAGAAGGTGTCGTCCGCCGGCAACGTCTCCATCCTGACCTTTCTCGAGGACAACTGCATCAGCCTCAAGGTCAACGGCAGAAAGCTGAACATTCAGCCCCTGAAGTGGCTCGCCGCCGCTGCCCGGGGAGCAGCTACCGACAGGATGATGGCATACACGAAGGACCCGCAGCGCGTCCGTTTCCCGCTGGTACCTCTCCAGAGGACGCCGCTTGAGTACCGGTCCATCTTCCACATCACGACTTATTTCGGACGCCTCGGCGTTGTCGAGTGGGTCTATCCCGAGACCGCGCAGTACGCGGACGGGATATAGCGATACTGAAGGGGTGATACATGGCTGAAGCTAAGATACTGGTCAACAGACCTTTTGAAATTCGGCTGGATGCGAAGGGGGAGCCCTTGCGGTTCCCCTGCACCATCCTCAACGGGGAAGTCGTCCCGAAGGAATATGCCATTCAGGAAACACTGCTCGATCACTGGTATATGAAAGACCTTATCAAGAGGGGCAGGGTTGTCGTCACCGAAAACTCCCCGGAAGAATCCCCTCCCGGCAACGTTGCGATCGAAAACATGACCAAGGCGCAGCTCGTAGAGGTTATACAGCAAGCTCAGCCTGATTTCGAGCCTGGCAAAATGACCAAGGCGCAGCTCGTCGAGGTCTATCAGACGCTGATAAACGTCCCGGAGAAGACACCCGCTGAAAACGAAACCGGCGGGGACCCTGAGACGGAAACCGGCCAGGAGAACCAGGAGTAATGGACGCCGCAGTATTCAGAACGCATTTCCCGGAGTTTGCCAGCGAAACAACGTACCCGCCGGCCGTCGTCACCTTCTGGTCCGGGATAGCGGAAAAGCTCGTCATAGAGGAGAGGTGGGACGACCTGTACGACCACGGCGTCGAACTGGCAACGGCCCACTACCTCTCTCTGGCTGCAGGAGACCAGAAACAGGCCGCGGCGGGCGGCACACCTGGAAACGCAACACAGGGCGCGATAACGTCCCAGTCCGTGGGCGGGGTGTCGGTTTCGTTCGACACATCGTCGGCCATGGAAAAGGACGCCGGCCACTGGAATGTGACCACATACGGCAGGCAGTTCCTCCGCCTGGCCCGCATGATAGGCATGGGAGGTTACCAGCTGTGATCAAGGGCAATGCCACCGCCACGACGAAGGACAACGCGCAAAAGATGGAGGCGGCAGTCAGGGACCTCCTGAAGTTCGATGTCTATGTCGGTATTCCCGAGGAAAAGGCACCACGCAGGGGATCAGGAGAGATCAGCAACGCCCAGCTCATGTACATTCATACACACGGGTCACCCGTGAGGAACATACCGGCCCGCCCTGTCATAGAGCCTGCCATAGAGGCCGAGGATAACAAGGCGGCCATAACCGACGAACTGGAAGCTGCGGCAAGACTTGCCCTGTCCGGGAATGCGGCCGAGGCCGTGAAGCACTTGAGGCTTGCCGGGCAGACAGGAGCCAGCGCGGCCCGGGACTGGTTCGATGACCAGCGCAACAACTGGCCGCCGAACGCAGTGGCGACGGTGAGGGCAAAACTCTCGAAGAAGTTCAAGAGCAAAAAGAAACTCGACGGGGCAATGGACTCCTATCTTGCCGGCGCCACGGAGATGAACCAGGTCCTTGTGGACACCGCCCAGATGCGGAAAGCCATTACGTATGTCGTCGCAGGTGAAAAGAAGTGATAGACATGTCCTCCATAGTGACGAGCCCCATATTCGCCGAGGCCTTCTCCATCTACCGGACGACCGGCGGATTCGACGAGGGCGGGTGGGTAAAGACACCCGTGGGGGCCATTTTGACCGCCGTCATCGACGAGGACAACAAGGGGTCGGGTTACAGCGTCAACGATGTCCTGACGGTTGTCCAGGCAGGCGGATCGCTGGGAACCCTGAAAGTCCTGACTGTCGACGAAGACGGCGCGATCGGGACCATTGAGATTATCACAGCGGGGTCCGGCTACCAGGCCAACACCTCCCTTTCGACCTCGGTCACCCCTTCCGGGGGCACGGGGGCTAAAGTCGGTATAACCGTGACCCCTGCCAATCCCCAGGTGATATCCGCATACGGGACCGTCACCGTATTGAACGAGAAGGAACTGGACGTTGTACCCGAGGGAGACAGGATAAAAGGAGCCATGGCGTTTCATACCCCGACTCCCCTTTATCTCACCAGTTCAACGGGAAGCAATGTTTCTGATCAGATCCTGTGGAAGGGGGAGCTTCACAAGCTGGTCAACATAGCTCCCTGGGGTTCCTTCGGATTCAACAAGGGCGTAGGTGTAAGGATGGATGGTGATTGATGCCGACTGATATCTTCCTGACTCAGGACGCGGTCAACAAGGTCTTCCAGAACCTTACCATTACCCTTTTGGGCCTGACCGCTCCCACGGCCACGGACAAAAGCTCCTACGCGAAGGTGCGCGTTTCCTATCCTCCCGAGGGGCAGCCGGCGTGGAAGGCGACCGACAATATCTGCTTCGTCAGCGTCTTCGAACGGGACGGAGAATACAACAAGCCGCGCAACGTCATCATGGAGGTACTCGACGCGGACAATGCGAACCAGCAGACGACCTACACGCGTATCCTGGAGGCTTCTTGGACCTTCTACGGGCCTTTGTCCTTCGACAACGCCCGAAAGGTCAAGGACGGCGTCTTCCTCGAACTGAACCGCGAAACGCTTGCCGGCAGTAACCTGTATCTTGTCCCGTCCTCGCCGAACCCCGTGAGGATCCCCGAGGTCTACCAGGGGCAATGGTGGGAACGGGTCGACCTCAGGATGCTGTTCAACGAGCAGGTCGTTGTCAACCTGACGGTGCCGTACCTGAAGAGCTCCGAGATAACAGTCGTCCGCGAGGATGGCGACGATGCCGTCATCGAGGTGACGGAAGAACTGTACGATGCAATGACATAAGAGGAGGTATAAACGATGTCCACACGCAGCCTTGACAGTATTGTTGATATTGCCGTTGAGATCAGCCCGCTCGCGGCCCCGCGGCAGACGTTCGACCAGTTGCTTATCCAGGGTTCGACAATCCTCGGATCGGGTCCGATAACCGAGACCGAACGCGTTCGCGTTTACGAGAGTCTCGCAGAAATGCTCGAGGATGGTTTCGCGATCGATGACCCTGAGTACCTTGCGGCACAGCTCTATTTCTCGCAGAGTCCCCAGCCTGACAGGGTATGGATCGGCATGAGGAACGCAAGCGCCAGCGGTCTGGATACCGTGGCAATCAACGCGACCGGAGCGGGCAGCGGTTACGCCCTGGGAGATGTCCTGACGGTTGTCCAGGCAGGCGCAAGCGGAGGCACACTGGAGGTCACGGAAATCAGCGATACCGGCGAAGTGACAGCGGTAGTCCTGCTTACCCGCGGGACGGGCTACAGCATAGCCACCGGACTCGCGACCACAGTGGCGCCGGCGGGAGGGACCGGATGCACGATCGATGTATCGGCGGTGGGAGCCGAGACCGTCCTTGAGGCCCTGCAGAAAGCGCGGGCAGCCAGTAACAACTGGTACGCCTGCATGGACTGCGACGCCGTCACAGCCGATCACAAACTGGTGGCCGCATGGATAGAGGCCGCGACCCCGCCTTCAATCTACGGCTTTACGACCGAGGACAGCGACACGATCACGTCGGCGGACACCGACGTCTTCACATACCTCAAGGACCGCCTGTACAGCCGGACCATAGGCCAGTATTCGACGGACTCCCCGTATGCGATCGCCGCTATCATGGGCTACGCCATGGGAGCCAACACTCAACTGGCGAATTCGGCCTACACCCTGAAGTTCAAGAACGAGATAGGTGTAGCGCCGGAGGAACTTTCCTCGACACAGATCACGAACCTTGAGGGCAAGAACGGCAACGTGTATCTCAACTATGCCGACTATTACAACATCTTCGAACAGGGCGTCATGGCAAACGGCTCCTTCTTCGACGAGAAGATCAACCTCGACATGCTCGTCAACAAGATCCAGCTGAACGTCATGGATCTCCTTTATCAGGTCCCGAAAGTTCCCCAGACTGAGCCGGGTGTCACGCAGATCGTGAACGCCGTGGCGTCGGGCTGTGAGGAAATGAGAATCATCGGTTTCCTCGGCCCCGGCAGCTGGACAGGCAGGGAAATCCTTAACCTGAAATCAGGCGACACCATGCCCGCTGGTTACCTGGTACAGGCCGCGAAGATTGCGGACCAGTCCCAGGCCGACAGGGAGGCAAGGAAATCCCCGTCTATTTATGCGGCAATCAAAGAGGCGGGAGCCATTCACAGCGTTCTAATCGGCGTATATGTCAACCGGTGAGGAGGATAAAACGACATGAACACAACATACAGCTTTCTTGATCTTTCCGGCGCGATCGCGTCACCGATCGGAGCCTATGTCTTTACCGGCGAGGGTATCGGAGAGGGAGGCGTAAACGTCGCCATGGCCATGGACAGGACCGCGCATGACGTGGGCGCCGATGGCTCCGTGATGGTCTCCAAGATGGCCGGGAACAACGGCACGATCACCATCAGCGTGCAGCAGACCTCGGACCTGCACAAGTGGCTCCTGAACTGGTACAACGCCCTGATCGTGGGGGATACGAGCCTCTGGGCTGCCACCGCGATGACACTCCGGAACACGGTCAACGGCACCAGCCACCTCGTCACCGGCATATCTCCGGGCAAGGTCCCCGACCTTCCTTACCAGCGGCAGGGCCAGAACATATCCTGGCAGCTGATGGCCGCCGATATCCAGAGCGTCGGGGTGTAGAAAAAATAAGGGGTGAAACATGCAGCAGAAGCGTGAAGCACACAAGACAGTGGATCTAGCGGGGCGCCGGTTCAAGATTGGCCGACTCGACGCCCTGACGGGTTCCTGGTTCGCAACAAAACTGGTTTCGAGGCTGAGTGGCATAGCCATGGGCATCATGGGAGGGACCATAACGGACACCTCATACGTAGCCATGGCGGTGACCGAGGAGATCGGGCGGATGACAAGGGCTGAATTCCTGGAGCTTGAGACCGATGCCCTGAGCGTGGTCGCCGAGGTAACCGATATCGGCGGCGTAGCTCAGGCCGACATCCCGGTCATGTCCCGTAACGGGTCCTGGGGAGTAGCGGGGCTCGAAGACGACATAATAACCGTCATGGCCCTCGTCGTCCATTCGGCGGTCTTCAACCTTTCCCCTTTTTTCGAAGGCAACGCATTGAATACGGCGAAGGAGAGCTTCAAGGATTTACACCTGTTCGATGCGAAAATCTAGACGAGTTTGCATACGCCCCGTGCATGGCGGGGGACTGGAAACAGCATGAGGTTTGGGACGGCACTTATGACATTGTGGACTTGCTCGACTGGTACGAGATGCAGACAGTCAAGAACGAAAACCAGAGACGCTACGAGGCGCACCTGACATGGCTGAACTCGACACGCTGAAATCATACCTGATCTCGCTGGGCTTTGCGGTAGACATCGCGTCCTACCGCAAGATGGGTCAACTTCTTGACCAGCAGAAGAAGGCGGTCATGAACAGCACCGGCGTGATGTCGAACTCCTACGTTAAGGCAGGCAAGACCATAGCCGGGGTCCTTATCGGGGTAGGCGCCGCCACCGTGATGCTTATGGACAAGGTGGCGAAGGCGGACCTCGGTTACGACCTCTTCGGCATGAAGATGTACATGACCGCCGACGCCGCGAAAAAGGTCAAGATCGCTGTCGATGCCCTGGGCTACTCCATGGAAGAGATAGCCTGGAACCCGGAGTTGAAGAAGCGGTTCGACCAGCTTATCGAGCTTCAGGGAGGGCTACAGAACAAACTCGGTCCCGACTACAAGAAAACGATGCGGGAGATCCGGGACATCCGTTTCGAATTCACGAAGATGAAGGTCGAAGGCGAGTACATGATGCAGGTGTTCGTGTACGAGCTTTTCAAGAAGCTGGGGATCTCGGCGAAAGACGTCCACGAAACCCTCAAGCGGTTCAATGACTGGCTGATTGCAAACATGGTGCCGGCCATGCAGAAGTTGGCCGATCTTCTGGTCAATATCTGGGACATCATACAGATGATGGGTCCGTCCGTGTCGGGCCTGGCCAGGGACATGAACAGGCTGTTATCGTCGTTCCACGTCGGTAACGAGCAGGCCGAGTTTCTGGACTGGTTGGGATCAGTGGCGTACGTACTCTCCGGATTAGTGAGCGCGTTCACGTTCGTCGTCAGGGGGATCATCCTGATGGCAAGGGCGATGTACGCTGCGAGCAGCGGCAACCTCAAGGACATTCCCGGGCTGTGGGACGAAGCCCTGGAGGCGTGGAAAGACTACGACAGATCCGTGAACCTGGAAAGAAGAGGCCAGGAGAAGCTGCAGAGCTCAGGAGACAGGGCGGCCGGAGTCCGCAGGCCGCGTGTAGGGCGTGGTGCAAGCGGGTCCTGGGACTCGGGTGCAAGCGGAAGCTGGGGCACGGAAAAGCCCAAGGCCTCTCCCGGCGTCTCGAAGTTCAAGGATTATCTCTCCCAGTTTTTCCCCGGGCAGGAGCACGTCGCCGCGGCGATCATGCGGGCGGAATCGTCGGGCAATCCCAACGCGGTGAACCGAAACCGGAACGGCACGGCCGACAGGGGCCTCTTCCAGATCAACGACGTCAATATCCCTGCCCTGAAAAAGGCAGGCATCATCACCGGTCCGGAAGATCTCTTCGACCCGGCAAAGAACTTTCAGGCGGCGAAATTCCTCTATGACCGCAAGGGCTGGCAGCCGTGGGATTCATCGAAAAAGAACTGGGAAGGAGCTCTGACATCGAACACCACGAACAACGTGACAGTGAACGTCACGCAGCCGGGAGCATCAGCCGACGACATTGCCCGGGCAGCCAGCAGAAGGCTTGAAGACATGGAGCAAAGGCGGCGCGCGCGTGAGATCAGAGAACTTGCGGGGGTGATGGGCTAATGGCTCTTTCTCTTCCTGTCGTAGACAATCTCCTGTCCTTCTCGAAGCTGAGATCCCTGATCGAGGGTCAGACCGGTCCACAACCATCGGGCAATAAGCCGTGGCGGCCGTCCCAGTGGAACGCACAGACCGATACCGTGTACGTTAAGACCTATCTCACCGAGCGGGTAAAGACGGAACCCGCCAATTACGAGCCTCCTCCCGGCGACGGAGGGTTTAAGTACACGGACACATCGACAGATGCCGGCAGGAAGGTTACGGGTCCGAAGAACACATCGGAAAAGAACTACTTCTTCGACGCCTATCTGAAGATCGATCACGACAGCAGTCTGAGGATCACGGAGCATCCGGTGCAGACCGGAGCGAACATATCGGATCACGCGTACCTGATGCCCGCCACGGTGGTCATGGAGATAGGCATGTCCGATGCCATGGACGCCTACGAGTCGGGCACGTTCCAGGGTGACGCCTCAAAGTCCGTGTCTGCGTACAAGACGCTGAAACGTCTGCAGGACGAGCGTGCTCCGCTGACGCTTGTGACGCGTCTCGGCAAGTACGAGAACATGGTCATAGAGAACATCCACGCCCCGGACGAAATGAAAACCTACTACGGCCTGCGGGTGACTGTCGTATTTAAACAGATTATCATGGCCACCAGCCCGGCCACAAAAAAGAACGCCGCGGCATCGGAGAGCGAAAGGGCACAGACCGCACTTCCCGTCACCGACAAGGCGGCCGTACAGCCTCAGTCGATCCTGAAGCAGGTACCGGCGGCCAGCGCGGTGGAAAATACGGCGGACTCCACTCTCTCGACGATTACCGGATCTGTAAGATCGGCGGTCAACACGGTGACAGGGTACGTGAATTCAGTCCCGGCCGCGGTGAAGGAGTACATGGGTTATCTCTACCCCTACGGTCTGCCAAGTGAGCTGAGCACCATGACATACGGTTATCTCAAGGGAAAGGGACGGCTGCCATGAGCATGCAGACAATCCCCCTCGACACCAGCCCGAATCAGGCCTTCCAGTGCACGCTGAACGTGGACGGGGCAAACGTCACGCTTTATTTCAACATCCGCTACAACGAGACGGCGAAATACTGGCAGATGACGATCTCCGATCCGGTGACGAAGGAGATATACCTCGACTCGGTCCCGTTGCTCCCCGGAAATTTTCCTTCCGGTAATCTGCTCGAGCAGCACGCGCACCTCGGAATAGGCAGCGCCTTCATGCTCAACGTGACGAACGTGGCCATGGACCATCCCGATGACACCAACCTCGGGACAGACTTCATCCTTGTGTGGAGCGACACGATATGACGGACCAGAAATACCCGTGGTACCTGAGAAAATACAAGCTCACGATCCTCAACGAGCAGGGCGATAAAGCGCTTGAAGTGACAAGCAGCGAGTATGAACCGAAGGCGCTGCGGATGGAATTCAGGATAGAGCGCCCCGGGTACAGGGACATTTACTATGGCGAGATGAAGATTTACAACCTAGCCCCGGAATGCGAGAACTCGATCCTTGAAGAGGGATACATTGTCATCCTCGAAGCCGGGTACCGGGATGGTGCCTACGGGATCATTTTCAAGGGAAACATTTTTCAGGTTCTGTGGGACAGGCAAAACGTGACGGATACGATCCTCACCTTGAACTGTATTGACGGCCTCCTGATCTCGGCCAACAATTTTATATCGATGACGGTTGAGCAGCGAGCCTATCAGAAGGACATCATTCAGCGGATGGCCGTCTCCTCGCGTCAGGCGATCAGGATAGGTCGTATCGACGACCAGGTGGAGACGAAGCAACTCCCGCGCGGAAGGGTCTATTTCGGCGAACCTAAGACCTATCTGCAAGAGTATGCCCAGGATAACAGGTGTCAGTATTTCGTTTCTGACGGAGAGGTCCACGTTTCAAAAATAGATTCCTCACTGACCTATCTGTCAGAAGACGAGGCGTTCGTGATCAACCCCGGGAATGGCCTCATAGGGACGCCGCAGCAGACCCACGATGCGGTCATTTTCCGCTGTTTGCTCAATCCGAATCTAACGATCAAGAATCCTCCGATGCTCGTGAAACTCGACCAGACGCTTATCAGGCAGGAGAAAATACGGCGGGGGATCCTGCAGACCCGCCTCGACGAAGACGGACTGTACAGGGTGGCGGGAGTCATGCACATAGGCGACACTCGCGGAAACGAATGGTACACAGAAGTCGTGGCTGTCGGGTTCATGGGCAAGCTGGCTGCCACGCTCGATAATTTCAACCAGACCGTGAACGGCAAGGGGTAGCATGACACGAAAAAGACAATCATTGCCGGAACTCCTCGGAATAGGCACGGGAGCTGTCCGGTCAGCCGTTGAGACCATGGCCGCGACGATGCGCGTGGCGGTACCCGGGATTATCCGGTCCTTCGACGCCGCCACCCAGACGGTCACCGTCCAGGTGGCTATCCGCGAACGCATCAATCTCAACGGTAACCTGACCTGGGAGACCATCCCCCTGCTCGTTGACGTGCCGATCTTTATGCCCCGGGCCGGCGGCTTCACTCTGACCATGCCGGTGACGGCCGGTGACGAATGTCTTGTCGTTTTCGGCGACAACTGCATGGATGCATGGTGGCAGTCCGGAGGAGTACAGAACCAGATCGAGAAACGGCGCCATGACCTGTCCGATGGTTTCGCGATCGTCGGGATATGGTCACAGCCCCGGGTCCTGCCCGGTTACAAGACGGACGCCGCGCAGCTCCGGAATGATGCAGGCGATGTCTATGTCGAGATCGACGGCCAGGGAAAGGCCCGCATACAGGCCACGGACATTGAATTCCATGCGACTCATTCCATGTCGTGGGACGTCGACGGCTACGGCAAGAGAGTGACGAGCCTCGGCCCGCCCAATTATGAGATCCACACCTGGCAGAATGGCGCCGTCATCACCAGCGTAACGGATGATATCGATCCTCCGGAGGGCCCCTGATGCCGATGTACTATAGATGCCTCGATGAATCCTGGGATTACCGCTTTGGCCGGCAGAGGAACGATTACCTGACGAACATCGAGGCCGTAGCCCAGGCGATCAAAAGCCGCCTGAAGCTCCTCAGGGGTGAGTGGTGGGAAGACCCGACGGACGGGCTGCCTCTCTGGCAGGAGATCCTCGGGAAGAGGACGCCTAAGGGAGCGATCGACAGGATCATACAGGAAAGGATCCTGGGGACGACGAACGTCCGGGAGATCGCCTATATGTCGTCATCCTACGACCCGAACACCCGGGCGTACACGTTCTACTGCGTTGTGGATACGATTTACGGACAGACAGTTATAACGAATCAGGG